ATTGATAAGATACGCAACGATGAAGAGCAGAGTGAGGAGATGTCCTTGCGTAAAGAGAATGCTAAATTGAGGGAAAGGTTAATAAATGTTAGGGAAGACTTGTCAAAAGCTCGTAAAGAGTTGTATATTAGGGATGAAGAGATTAACCGCCTAAAAAAGTATGAACTTAGCGATTGACATAGCACCCCTATACGGATTATTACTTGGAGTAAACTATTGGAACTCCGAGTTAGATGATGACTATGAGAATCCCAAGTACCACTCTTTGCAGTTGTGCTTTGGGATTTTTGCTATTATAATTACTTGGGCTACTGAAAGAGAAGAGCAATGAATCTACTACACTTACTTGCTGAGTATCACAAGGAGTGGCTAAAGATGGCACACAAGTTTGGCGCAGGAGACTACGCTGAAGACATCGTGCAAGAGATGTACATACGCTTAAATAAGTATATAGACAAGCCAGAGCGTATAATGTACAAGAACCAACCCAACAAACTCTTCATATGGGTTACCCTTCGGAATATGGTTCGCACCTTCCAAAACAAGAAAGACTTAATGGTATACACAGGTGATATGGTTGAGTACGATATTGCAGAGGAAGAGTACAACCTTATCCAAGCACAAGGCTTTGAAAAGATAATTGACAAGGTATGGGATATAATGAAAGACCAACATTGGTACGACCATAAGATGTTTGAAATCTACCACACCACCAATATGTCAATGAGAGATATAGAGAAGGAAACAGGCATAAGCCTCTTCTCCATTTTTGATACACTAAGAAAATCTAAAGAGTATGTCCACGAAAAAATCAAAGAAGACTACGAAGACTACCAGAACGGTGAAAGCGAAAGAATCTAAAGGCTTAGGTGATGATATTGAGAAAATCACTAAAGCTACAGGAATCAAGAAGGTAGTAGACACCTTTGCAGAACTTACAGGTATAGACTGCGGATGTGATGCAAGGAAAGAAAAGCTCAACAAGTTGTTCCCTAAGAAGACTCAACCTCTATGCTTAGAGGAGAGTGAGTATAATTACCTGAAGGAGTTCTTTGCAGAGTTTAAGGGTAGGGAGTTAAGACCTCGTTACCACGAGCAACTATCAAGAATCCACTCAAGGATATTCCAACACAAGTTCTATATCCCTTGTACTTGTAACCCAAGAGAATGGAAGAGGCATATAGATGAGTTAAGAAAGGTGTATGACCAATACGAAACTGAGTAAGTTACTATTAGCTTGGTTGACCTCTCAAGGTCATAAGGTGTTAGAATATGAAGAGAGTAAAGGTATTGCTACAAGATTCGGAAACGAGAAGTATCGCTTTGACATTAGCGGTTCTTTTGATGGTATTAGGGTTACTTACGATTCTGGGGTTTTCTACTTCTACGATGGTGAGCAGTTAATCAAAGAGACAAATCTAAATGAGTTCAAATAGCCTAAACACTTATCTAAAGAAAGGACTTAGCCAATCGGATGATAGAACACAACATTGTATCTCTATTGGTCAAGATGGCGAAGAACTCTTTAAGACTCTTACAGGTGCTTTAAAATCCGAATTAGAAGATGATAAGAAGCATATAGACTTCTATTGGGGTGATAAGCTCGTAGATGTAAAAGGTCTAAAGCCTATGCACAAGCACGGTTATATCTTATTAGAGTTCTTGAATGTATGGGGGTATCAAGGTTGGTGTGCTAAAGAATCAAAAGCAGAGTACATAGCCTTTCAGTTTCCAGACAGATTTTATGTAATGGAGAAAGATAAGTTGAGGTTAAGGGCTATTGAATTGTGTGAGCAATTTACACAAGAAAATATCACAAGAAAGAATAGAGTAAAACCCTCTCAAGGATTGTATAAGTGGATAGGTAGGTTTGGTAAGCAAGATGTATTTACTTACCTAAGAATAGAAGATGTGCAAGACATAATCTTTGAGGAAATTTTAATTGATGCGTAGTGTGTTAGGAATTTTGTTTATATTAGCAGAAATCAAAACACTATTATTATGTCAAAGAGTAAGTTCACTACTAAAGAGAACATCATCTACGGAGGTACTTGTTACCTATTAGTTACCCTTGCAGTATTCGCTATGGTAGCCTTTTATGAGTTTGTTGAATCACTTTTTAATCTACCTGTATAATGGACTACTTAGATAGAGAGTTAGCAAGTCACCAATACTATCAAGACTCTACTTGTGAGAATTGTGGGGGGTGTCTTATAGAAGAGTATTTTGATTGTCATTGTGAAGAAGAAGATGATGATGACTATATTGATGTTCAAATAAATTACCAGAGATGATGACACATAGTCAAGCAATCCTACAAGCCCAAGTGGTTTTTGAAGAAGCGTTAAGCGACAAAGACTGCATAGACCAACTCCTGCACATAGATGCACAGATGTATCAAAACACAGGTAAGGAAACAAGCAAGGCAGAGATGCTATCTATACGCAGAGCCTCCGCTTTCATTTATAGATTAATCAAGAGCATAGACCACGACAAAGGTCAACGCTTTATTCAAGGAATGGGTTTAACCCGATAAAACAATTACACCTATGTCAAAGTTAATTACAATGCTCAACGGTGAGCAACACAAACAAGATTGGCTCGTAGAACAAGCAGCCAACGATGACTTCTACTACGGCTACTTAGGAAAGGTAGCATTTAGTAGTAGCAACATTAAGAAACTTCTGGACTCTCCAAGAACCTACTACAATCTTATGCAGTACGGTGAGGAGACAAATAGCCAAGCTCTCATAGATGGTAGGCTTATTCATATGATGGTGTTAGAGCCTCATAAGATTAATGAACTCGTATTCGCTGATGTCACCACTAAGAACACTAAGAAGTGGCGAGAGATGAAAGCTGAGTACCCTGCACATATGTTGTTTACCCAAAAGGAAAAGCAGAAAGCAGAGAAACTTACTGAGGCACTATTCAAGAACCACCAAGCAGTAGAACTATTAAGAGACTCTACCTTTGAGGTTGGTGCAGTAGATGACACCATAGAGGGATACCCCTTTAGAGCAAAGGCAGATATCCTAAAGAACGATGGTACTATCATTGACCTGAAAACAACTTCGGATTTAAGGAATTTCGTGTACTCATCTCGCCATAAATATTCTTACGATGTTCAAGTGTACATCTATTGTAGACTATTCAATGTAGACTACACTAAGTTTAAGTTCTTGGTGATAGACAAGCTAAGTTGTGATGTAGGGGTGTACACGGTAAGTGAGGACTTCTACAATAAAGGTGAGGAGAAAGTATTGTATGCCCTTCAGCAGTATCACGAGTTCTTTGAGAACAGACCTCTGGAGGAGATACAAGAGATGGTTAATAACTACACAATACAAGGAGAGTTATGATATTCAAGGTAATAAGGTCAAAAGCCATTCAGTACCTCTTTGATACTATTGAGGATGCAAGGGAATGTAGAGAGCGATTAATAGATATGGGGTATAATAATATCTCCATAGAAATAGAACAGGAAGATGTTCCTTAAAACCAAAGAGAGATGGCAACATTAGTAACGGTATTAATTATTGGGATATACCTAATAGGAGGTGTATTAATAGTATACCAAGTAAGTACAAAAGATAATGAGTAATTGCAACTGCAATAAGCCTATGAGTATTATAGAACTATGCCTTAGAGATAGGGATGAAAACGGAATTGAAAATGATTAAAGCATACCTTCGCAAGACACGACACATACGAGAAGTACAAAAGTACCTTGATATGTTAATGATAGATAACATCAACCTATCTATACAAGCAAGTAGATTCGGATGGACTCCAGAACTACAACACCAATTAACCAACTCAGCATTACTTATACGCAAGTACCAAAGAAGACTGAGACTAATTAAATTCTAATCAAATGAAAGAATCATTTAATCATTTATTAGGATTGTGTGGTGAACATACACACCCTAACGCTATTAACCTTACTGCTATTGTATTAGTAGTATTGATTGTTAAACTTTACAGAACAAGAAAATCCTATGAGTGATACAGGTAAGAGTGCTAATGTACTCATCAATCGTAACAACCTAAACAACATCTTTGAACTCCTCGTACAAATACATATGAGAGGACAACTATCAAGAGATGAACAAGCATTCGTAAAGAACTTCATAGAACTACCTGAAGCACCTACACGAGAGAATAGACAAGCTCGTAGAGCCAACACTCAAGCCATTAAGAAACTCTTTAGAGAAGAGGCTAAGAAACGAAAGGAAGATAAGTAGGTTAACATACTAAAGTAGAATTGTATAGTATGCCGTTCAAAGCAGGACAAGAAAAGAAAGGTGGTAGACAAAAGGGTACACCCAACAAAACCACTAACAAGATTAGAGAAGCCTTTACAAAGCTCGTAGAGGATAACTTAGAGAATATGACCAATTGGTTAACTGAGGTTGCAGCAGACAATCCAGAGAAGGCTCTAACGATACTCAACCAAATGGCAGAGTACACCACTCCCAAACTTGCAAGGGTTGAGAACAAGATAGAAACCGATGAGGAGATTAACGAAGTCAAGATAGAGATTGTCAAGCGTAGCGATAAAAACGAGTGAGATATTTGAGAAGAACTATAATGCACCTACCAAGATTGTAGTTAATCAAGGGGGTACTCGTTCTGGTAAAACATACTCACTACTTCAACTCATCATTGTATTGGCTTTATCCGAGAAGGGTAAGGTCTTTACTATTGTAAGGAAATCTCTACCCTCTCTCAAGATGACTGCGATGAGAGACTTTATTGAGATACTAACTAATATGAACCTGTATGATGAGAAGTATCATAACAAATCCGAACACATATATAGGCTTAACGGCAACATCATTGAGTTCGTGTCACTTGACCAACCTCAAAAGAAACGAGGTGCAAGAAGGCACTATCTATTCTGTAACGAGGCAAACGAACTTACTTGGGAAGACTTCTTCCAATTACTCGTTAGAACCACAGACAAGATATACCTTGACTACAACCCCTCCGATGACTTCCATTGGATATACGACAGGTTACTCACGAGAGATGATGTCACCTTTATCAAATCTACTTACTTGGATAATCCTTTTCTGGATAATAGTATTGTGGAGGAGATTGAGAGACTACAATCTACTGATGAAGATTATTGGCGCATATACGGATTGGGAGAAAGGGGTCAAAGTAAAGCTACAATTTTTACATTTATGGAAGAGGAGATACCCGAACAGGCTAAACTCCTCTCGTACGGTATGGACTTTGGTTTTACTAATGACCCGACTACTCTCGTTGGTGTCTATCATCACGATAATAACATTTTTGCAAAAGAACTTCTATACGAAACGAACCTAACCAATAGGGACATTAGTGAGAAGTTAAAAGCATTGGGGATAGATAGAAGAGCAGAGATATTTGCAGATAGTGCAGAACCTAAATCTATAGAAGAACTCTACAGGATGGGTTGGAATATCAAGCCTACTAAGAAAGGTGCTGATAGCATCAATGCAGGTATTGATATGCTCAAGAGGTACAAGCTACATATCACAGGTGCTAACTTTGTCAAGGAGATGAGAAACTACAAGTGGGTAGAAGATAAGAATGGTAAACTACTCAATAAACCTATAGATGCGTTTAACCACGCTATAGATGCGTTGAGGTATGCAACATATAACAAACTAAGCAGACCGAACTATGGTAGATATGCAGTCAGGTAAGGAGGTAAAGGTTATACTTCCAGAGAACGCAAGAGAACTCACGGTAGAGCAGTACCAAAAGTTTCTCAAGGTAGAAGGTGATGAAACCTTTATGACACTCAAGGCTCTTGAACTATTTGCTAACATACCATTGAAGGTAGCCTATGCAATGAAAGCAGAGGACATATTAGACATCTCTCAGCACATATTATCTATCGTAGGTGGTAAGCACCCACTTGTAAGGAGATTGTCCTTTAGAGGCAAGGAATATGGTTTTGTACCCAACCTTGAAGAGATGAGCTTTGGTGAGTATATAGATTTGGATAGCTACCTAAGTGATATGCAACAATTGCATAAGACCGTAGGGGTATTGTATAGACCTATTGTAAAGGAGAAGGGTGACCTGTATGAGATAGAACCTTACAAGGGTACTGATGGCTATGCAGACTTCCCATTAGATGTAGCGTTAGGTGCTACGCTTTTTTTTTATCGTTTAAGCAACA